TTCTGGGAAAAAGTCTTTCAGTTCCGGGACCGGGACAGACTCCTCCCGGTCCTTAAAACTTGCTTGCTCAAACTTGGTTAAATCCATTTTATTCTCCTTTGGAAAGAATATTAACTTGAAAAATCTGCGCTTGCGTTTTCTGCCGTGATTGTCGCAGTTGCCTGGTTCTGATTATCAACCGGAAAAGTCCGGCCAAGGCCAAGAGTCCCTTGGGTCAGAATATACGGGGCCTTGTTTTTGTCCGGGAAAAACTTAAATGTTAAGATTTGATCCTTATTGGCCACCAGCGCATCTGTGACATTATCATCCATCAGGGCAGTAAAGCCTCCCTGTCCAAGAGAGCTGGACGCGGCACCGGCCACACCATCATAGTATTGTGTCGATGTAACAGAGTGGGAATTCTCAGCAGGGGTAAAATCAAGGGCCTTTGATACCTGGGCGAATACAGGCGTGTAGTATGATGCGTAAATTGCCTTATAAGTCGGTCCGACATGCACTGCGTCAAGTGCATCAGCCAGGACAATATGGGCGTTTTTCTCTGCCGCGCTGTCGGCCTGATCCCCATCGCCAATTGGGTTTTCTTCCCAAACCGGAAAATCAAAACGCTCGGCATGAGTTCCAACAACCTGAAAAATCTCAGTTGCCAAAATAGCCGCAGGGGTGTTAGCCGTCACCCGGATCTGCCCAAGCTCTACAGAGTCCACCGGAATAAGCGGCGGTCCACCGGCTGCACCTCGTGTCTCTGAAAAAGCTGTGCCAGTTCCTTCCACACCGTCAACGACTTCTTTAGTTCCGTCCTCATCCAGACACACAGAAAAAACCTGTGCCACATCTGTTCCGGGCCTGGTGATTGTATTGGTTGTTGCAATTTCTGTATGCAGGACACCTTTCGAATAAGCAGTGTAGGCCGCAATATTGAACGTGTCATCGGTTGCATGAACGGTGATAAGGTTACGGCCAGTGACGATACCATTTGGCCTGATATCTGCTGCAAAACCTGATTTACCAGACCAAACTGTACCAAGACTGAAAATAGTGTGGTCACCTGAGTCTGTCATCTCTGCAAAATCAGAAAATGATTGACCTGATTCGAATTGGAGCTTAGCGTTTTTTGATGTTGCCATTTTGTTACCTCACTTTTTATTCGTTATAAGTTGCCATGTTAAAAATATCTGTGTTATATTTGATAGTGAAAGACATCAGAACCCCACACCATGGAGCCTGGCCTTTCCCTATTTCGTGGTCATATCCATTGAAAACTATATCAGAAACAACACCATTTAAATCTGTATTGATTGCATCTGAAACTTTTGGCGCCGCTGCCGTCCTATTTAGTGCTGTCACAATATCGGCTGCCAGCTTGCTGGCCACATCCACAAAAACTTCATCATGGGTTTTTGTGTGGGCCTCGATATAAAGCGGTATTGATCTTTGATCGTCTCCGTAATCGTTCCGAACATTCTCAAGACCTGTTGACCAATAATTAATTGCCGGTAAATCTTCTGATTTAAACGGCTCCAGCCGGGCCCTCTCGATATTTGTGATTGTATAATTATACTCGTTCGTGGTCGTGATCAAAGCCAACCGGGTGGCGATCAGATCGAGAATGGCTGTCACTGCTGGGGTTGTCATTTACTCTTCTCCTATCTGGTCGGCTATTCTTGATAGCATTGTAGGGATCTGGTCTTCAGCGCTTTCAACCATGTGAAGTCTTTTTTTGATTGTGACTTGTTTATGAAGTGTAAACATAACCTCCCCATTAAGCATAACCCCATATTTCCCGGACCTGAATTTTGCAATATTTCCGCCTTGGTTGAAAACTTCTCTGGCCTGTAATCTTGTTACGCCTGCTGGGGTTTTGTTTGAATCTGTAGGGATGTTTAAATATGGCCCCCCGGGGACGTTCCTGTATTTATCAATGGCTCGAATAGTATCCCCGTACTCATGCACAGGAGCGTAAATCGAATTGGTCGAAATGGAGGCATGTAAATTGCCCAGGTTAGTACCGGTCACTTTTGTTTTAATTGATTTAAAAAGATTCCCAGTTCGTTTCTTCAAAGCCGTGTTGGTCTTGATATCCTTGTCCGCATCAAATAGGGCCCTAGCAATTTCTTTTTTGGAAACCTCAAAAGTATCAGCCGGGATGGACTTTAAATAATCCACGACTTCTTTTAAATTTACTGTTGTGACTTCGGTTGGCATTTACATGATCCTCAATGGATGTTTTTCACTGTTCAGCATTCGCTGGACTTCTTTGAGTAAGCCAAGTGCTGGCCTGGAAACCATACCACCATCTGTCGAAACCGATTCGGCCCCTATCTGATCCTTTGCCTGCCATTCGTAGGCCGTCTGCATGAGTGCTGCCCGGTTAAGTGATTTAGGTATCTCATCACTTTCTAACCCGCCGGTATAAACCACAACCACTTTGGCCTGCTGATACTTAGTATAAAGCTTTACGCCATAATCCATGATATCATAGTCAGTCGATGCAAGGACGGTATCTGTTTGGGCCTGGGTTATTGTGACGGATGTCACCGTTACAATCGGGACCCCAAACAAGGATATCATTCTTGACGGCGTATCCCCGATATAAACAGTTTGGGTCCGGTCATCCTGCTCCAGCAAACGTCCTAAATATTCTTCAATGGCGAACTGAACAGAGTTAATAAGGACACCGAGCGCCGGATAATCAGATACAGCCGTTTTGGTCAGGCCCAAAAGGTTTTTCAAGTCGGTATATGAAACGAGTTCAATCGACATTTACTTTTTTCCTTTTCAATTTCTTTTTGGGTTTTGTAATGGCTTCCGGGGTAATCAATGTTTCATTTACCTCGATAATTTCTGGGGTTATGACTTCCGGCTCGGTGACTTCATCGGCCCAATTTTCTCCGATGAAAACATCAGCCAGTCTATCAGTGATTGAATAAACTTCACCCTTTTTAAACTGTTTTACCGTTACCCCGTCCTGACTTCCTTTCTGATCGATTCTCATTCTTATTTTTTTCATTTTGGATTCCTTTTAAATGGGGGAAGGGATTGCTCCCCGCCCCCTATAACCAAAGGAGAAAACACCATCAAGAACTATGATTGTGCGTTCAGTGTCCTTAATGGCCCAAGTATTGAGACTACTCCACAAACATTCAGAGTTCCACCGACAACAAGTTTGACTCTGCTATATCTTTCACGGGGATTCGGTACGTTGATCTGCCCAGATCCGGCTTCCGTCAAAGTGACAGAAACATCATTACCGGCACCGGTTACCTCATCAATGTAAGTATCTGAATCACCATCGTCATCTGAATGCTGCAATGTGGCAACATACGATGTATGGAAAGTTCCGCTTGAACAAAGAAAAGCGCCACACCGCCCATTTTTGTGGTCAATGGAAGCTGTGTAATATGTATCGCCTGTTCTGAGCAATGCGGGCAGTCCGTCTGCTATTGTGTAATTTGATCCAATATCTTTAACCATTTTTAAAACTCCTTATGTAAAAAATTATTATTTATCGTCTGTCAGATTGAACAAACATGTAATCCGCAAGGACTACACGGGCCGCTGCCCCTCGATTCGCCACGAAAAGAACTGGAACCAATGGGGTTGTGACTGTGACCGCTGCGGCCACTTCTGCCCCGATTGCCGCGCCATCAATATATCCACGGACACCACCGGCAGCACTCACCTCAACCCGCAGGGCGACATCTGTGCCATTGACAGGGGCAGTGCCGGAAAAAGCCGGGACAGTATCGGCATCCGCCTTCACTCCACCGTGGCACCATTCTTCTGTAGTTCCATCGGTGTCGTATAATATCCCGCAGGCATTAGTTGCATCGGAATCTATATCAGCAGCAACCAGGAAAATAGGGGCCTCCACTGTGGCCGCTGTCGCATCTGTGAACCCAAAGAAGATCATCACGTCCGTGATATCATCAACCTGAAGGATACATTCAGCAACCAGGCCACCGCTATCGGCCCGCCAGTTTAAGTTTGCTCCGCTTATTCCAGAGCCGTTTGAAGCGTGAGAAACGTCATCGCTGGCAGTCGCAACACTTATATTCCCACCTTCCCCGGCGGCAATGGCCACTGCATTTGCAGTCCCGCTGCCCTCCCCCTCGATTAAAAGGGTTGTCCCGTCAATAAGATCACCGTTAAAATCCACCCCCATGGTCACCTTAGTACCAAAGTCCAAGGCATTGACTTCGGCGGTATTGGCTGTCACACCATCAAGGATATTAAGCTCGGCCACCGTTGCTGTTATCCCATCAACGGAGTTCAACTCCGCAGCCGTACTCGTGACCAGAACATCGTTCAAATATAGGGCCTGGGTACGAACCCAAGGGCTGTTGTAAGCAGCAAACCCAACGCCAGACAGCACAATCAGAGAGAGTGCTATTAACCAGATTTTCTCGAAAAATTTCTTCATATATTTACCTCTTGGCTGCCTGGGAATTTCACCCAGGCATTTTAATCAATTTACGATGCGGCAATTTTAACGCAGGAAAAAGCTTCCGGCAGTACCAGCATTCCACCAAGCCTGCGCCGGATAAGAAAACCGATCTGTGCGTATTCGGCATACTTTTCAACCAAACGCTGAACAGACATCCCGGAACGATCACGGATTTTGTACTGATTGAAATCACCAAAGATCATGGCAATGGCATCAGCCGCTATATCAGCCAGCCCTTCTGGATTGACAATTTTGTATCCATCAAATGTGGGGGGTGTCCCAATCTGGAGGCTACGCTGCCACAGATAATCACCTTCACCGTTTTTCAGCAACCTAACTGCTGATTCTGTACTGGAGTTCATGGCCCAGGATGCGTTCCTGCGGTATGTTTTCTTGATTTTATACTGAGCGCCTATCATAGCGTCAATACCGTTGTTGCTGGCATCTGACAGGGCAGCAGTAACACCAGAGGCAGAATAATTGGCCTGGACGGTTGCATCAGATGCGATACCGGACGGAGAATCATCCCCGGGACCTGCTGCGATTGCATCATCTTCCGCTTCGGCAATTGCCATGCCAAAACCACCTGTCATTTCTGAAACGATATTCGCCTCTGCATCGTCAAGGGTATCAATGGAAAGGGAAGTCAAAGCAGTCAAGAAAAAGACTTCCATTCTCTTTCCGCCAGACTCAAGATCCTGAGCGGTCACGGCAATGGCTTTACGGCCCCATGCCACTGTCGGTTTTGACAGACTCGGAAAAATAACCGTATCACGGCCCGTCGATCCAACATTACAAAGCGGTCTAAGCTCTGCGGCATCATAGGCGTTCATGATAATACCGGATTCAAACGTGGGAGGTATAAAAATACCGCCATCATTGTCAGCAGTTCCAGCGAGCGCTCTGGTTTCTTCCGGGGTCCAGTTTGCTCCACCATCACCAGGTCGTCCCGATCTGAGATACTTAACAAAGGCGTTTTGTCTTTCGATCATTTCAGGCGACACATCTTTTCCGTCTGTGTCGATTTTCGGACGGTTAAACTGTTTCTCAAGCTCTGTCGTCATCTTCCGGATCTCGGTCATTTCGGTATTTACTTTTTCAACCGCTGCCACAACTTCGGCAGTCGCTTCCCCACCACGGGTTTCTGCCTCAACTATTTTTTCATCATTTCTTTTTTTCAGCTCATCGAAAAGCTCGGCTGTTTTGGTCTGCAATTCTTTAAGTTCTGTTGCATCAGACATGAGTTTTTACTCCTATTTTTTAAGTGTTTGTTTAAGGGTATCCAGATAATCAATGGCATTTCCAACGCTGTATTCTTCTGCATTTGACAGCCCGAGCAGTGCAGTAAATCTTTGCCGCTCCGCTTTGTTGAATCCGGTTTCCCTAATTTCTGTGCAAAGAGTTTCTACGGTGTCTCTCCGCTGTGCCTGATGCGCTTCCCGCAGTTCCTTGGGAAGTTCAGATACTTTTTCCCTTGCTTCGATGGTTAATAGGTTTCCATCCCTAAGCCTGCCCAGGTCCGAGTCTGTGAGAGACGTTTCACGGGTGATAGTCTCAATGTCATCAGTGCCCTTTAAAGCTGTCTGGATGATGTTTCCTGGTTTGGTTAAATCTATTGATCTGGTGAATTGGGCGTAATATTCAGCCAACCACGCCATGTATGTGCCATGGAAATCAGCAATTGCAGCATCCACTTTTGCCACAACTTCCTCTGGGGTGTTGTCATAATTCCAATAAATATCATCAATGGTTCGCTCAAGACCATAGAACAATTTCCAGCCGCGGTTATTCAATTCACTTACCGCAACGGTTTCGTCAAAGTCTTCTGCCCTTGCATCAGTGATCTTTGCCGCGCTATTGGCCTCAAATACAACCGGCCCGCACTCCATGACTTTTACCTCTGTAAATGTTCTGACTCGATTCACAAAGGTGTCATCAATGACGCTAAAGCCAAAGCTGAAAGCATCAATATCCCCAGCCCGGACGTGGGCGAAAGCCTCTTTACCGATCTGGGTCTCAAGGTTAAATTGCACCTGGACAAATGGCCCGTATTCGTCTTCACGGCATTCAATAACTTTGCCAGCCAATTTTTCATGGTTCCACATTAGCCTGATCTTGTGGCCTCGCTCTTCAAAAGTACGCTTGAAACATCCACGTTGGAATGAGGTTTTGTAACTGTCAACCGTGTCCCATGCTGTCAAGTAGCCCTCGACGATACCCTCATCTGTGGTTGCCCTGATTTCTTTTAGCGGGCTGTCATAATCTGACTGTTTTCTGTATTCTAATTTCATGATTTAATCCTCAATTGCAAAGTAACTATTGCACCTGCAATTACATTTTTGTGCCGGTGATAAATTATTATCAAGAGGGAAACGAGCTTTTTCGCCACCCACTATAAAGAAATCGTCTATTTTTACTTTTTGCCCGTTCACTGCCTGGTGGTCTTTTCTGACTTCAAATGTGGCTGTTTGCCATATCTTATGGGTAGCGCCTGACACCTTAGCCGATACCAACTGCCCAAGGTTTGCCGCAGTGCCGGTCTCTGTCCGGGCAATTAGCAGGGCTCTCTCCGGGCTGAATATTCCTGTATCAATAATGGCCTGTTGTATCTGTGCTGCTGAATATCCTTCTTTGACGGCTTCTTGGACCTGGAGTAAAAGCTTATCAACCGTAGTTTCATTGATCTCTGATATCTCAACCAAGATGGTTTTCTCTTCGGCCAGATACTTTTTCATTTCCTCTTCCGTGTCCTCCTCAATCCCCCGCTTTTCAACAACCAGATCCGCACCAAACCGGACCCCCACGTCAAGGTAAATCTTTTCGAACTCTTTTTCCCATGCAGGCACCGAATCAGCAATTACTTTTTTGATATTGGATTCTGTTAGGTTTTTGAAAACATCATCCCGCTGCTTTTCCAAAAGATTCAGAATAATATCCTTTATAGGCCCTTCGGCAAGCTTGGCTATTTCCTTCCCTGTTTTGTTATCTGCCCTTTTTTCTATAAGGGTATATTTTGGCTTTTCTTTTTTGGCTTCCCGTTTTTCGATGGGTGCCACGGTATCTTTCACATGGGATTTTTCCCAGCCATCAAACTCAGCAAGACCAAAGTCAAACAGCTTGTTAATCTGATCGAACGGGACACCCATTTCAAAAAGACTCTTTGCCGTCTCTGTCCACTCGACCATAGCCCTTTTCAGTGCGGGAATCTTTGACAGATCATATTTGATATGCTCATTGTCTTTGAGCTCATCTTGAAATGATAAATTAAAAGTATCGTTCAAATCGTCAAGCAAAGGTATGGCAGTCTGAAACCAGAATATTAAT